AAGCCAAAGAAGAAAGCTCCCCTTCGTCCAATTCGAGCAACAAAAGATACATGGAAATGGAACATTCCCTGTTCTGGCGCAACAGGGCACGCAGAACATTTTTCAGCCTCATCCTTTTTGAGAAAAGAAACTCTGACTGCTTCATTCGTCACCTCCTATTCCCATTTCCTCCCGTAGAGATGCAATTTCTGCCGCAGCGTCCACGACATCCACAACAGGCCCTTCCGGCTGCCGTGGTTCTTCGGGTTTTGGCTTCTTCCGAGCGGATGCCGGCTTCCAGCGTGTTTCCTTCGCCCACCTATCGGCATGCGTCAAAACGTCGCCGAAGCACTCCCAAAACTTCTTACGGCTGTCCGGGCGCCAAAAAGCTTTCTTCTTGCAGTCCTCCGTCAGTCCTGACGCGTAATAATCCCTCAACATCTCCATGTCTCGTGGCGTTACCCGGCCCTGTGCAGACCGGTACGCCTCAAGCGCGGCTGCCTGCTCAATGGCAGTTGGCATTGTCCGGGACCATGAAGGGTTGATTTCCAAACAGGCAGCCATGAACCTGGCGGCACTAGGAGAAGCCCCCAGATCCGCGTGATTGTCGGCGCAGCGCATCCCCCGGACGTCGTTCAGGCGTTCCCGGTTCGGGAAAGACTGGGCAGGCAGCACAGGAGCAGCGGGCGCTTCTTCCCCCGGTGTACTGTCCACCGTAGTAGTTTCTCCCCCTATATTCCTTTCTTCCTTTCTTTCTTTCTTCCGGTTTTGGATGTTGGCCCCTACATTGGTTCCTATTTCGGTTCCTACGTCGGTTAATTCAGAAACCAACGTAGGTTTCTCTTCGGTTTCCATGTCGGTTTCAACATGGGTTTTCTTGGGGCGCCCTCCGAGCTTGCCATTTTCGCGGGCAATAACTCGCTTTCGCTCAAGAAGCTCTTGTACGCCTCCGGGGTAGCCAAAAACAACAAGGTTGTCTCCGTCGAAGTGGTAAAGTTCCCCGCCGTTCATGACTTCCTTGTCCATCACCCCGCAGGTCTGCATCCAGCGGCGCATGCCCCAGGAGCGGCACCCCTCAATGATTCCGCCGTTCTCTTGGGTGCAGCACCACGCCAACAGGGCAATCCATGTAGCGCGCTGGATTGGTTCAGCTCCGATGAATTCAGGGCTGGAAAACAAGGCTGTTGGGATGTTCATGTATTCCATATCAAAAAAGCGTCAGTTGGGGGTTGTAGATTTCATAAAGACCAGGAAGACGGTCTTCCCGCGGCGGTGTCCGCCGCATCCCACATGACACCGCAAGCACACATGGTATGCTTGTTTTCCAAGGTGAGGCGGGAGAGCTTGCCCGCCTTGTAGTCTCGGATTAGGTCAAATAGGGTGTATTTGCCCGTCTGGTCAAAGATGGTGCGGCCAAAACGGCGGCGGAACCGGCTTTCGAATCGGGCGGCTTTGGCAAACACGTCCGGTTTTTTGAGGTATAGATTGACGTAGTGGCCCTTGCCAGCCATTAGGCAAGCGTCGTTGCAGTTGGCATGGCTGAACCCCAGTTTGTAGGCTTTCGGAGGTTCTACACCAAGGGATTTTAATTCACGTTCGATCTCGCAATGAAAATGGTACGGTTTTTCCAGAAGTGGGAAGCAATACCGCTTGTGCGGAAAACGCTTTTTCATGCGTTCTGCGCGCTCCACTTCTTCGTGACCGAATCCGATCACGATATGAGTGTCCGGCGTAGCGTGTTCCGTCATCCATTTGTTAAGGGGGGTGCGTTTGAGAGCAGAAGAGCATTCCGGGGCGTTAAAATCCGGTAGGAAGCCGGAATTCATGGCTACGTCGTAGGGCGTAATCATGCGGCCTCCAGCCCAGTCAGGAAGAGCGCGGACAATGTGGAGCGGCACTCCTAAAAGGGCCGCGCCCTGAACAATAAAGCGGTAATTGTCCGGAGACTCGTTGCCGGTATCTGCATAGAGCAATACCGTATGATCACGGCCGAACTTTTTCACGGCCAGTTGAGCGGCTTTCCAGCTTAAAAGTCCGCCAGAATAGTTGCATATCGCCAAGAGTTCCCGTCCAAAGAATTCAGTCTGGTACATTATTCCCCCTCCTTTCTCGGCTCCCATCGGTCTATGCTTTCTCCGATATTGACATGAGAGCATTCGCAACATGGCACATCCCATTCATTGTAATCCGTATATTTGCAATTACCGCAGTACCTCTCTTTAACCTGCCACGCCCGGCATACGGCTCGTTTCTGCCAAGCGTCACGGATAAGCAGGGCGTGCTGTTCAGTAACATCTTGGGTCTCGCAGCAAACATAGTTTCCGCTTCTCCAATAGTGACGCCTAGAGAGGAAATTAACACACTTCCATCCTTTATGGTCGTCTCTAAATTTTTCCAATTTCCCAAGAGCTTTCCCGTACTCAAAAAAGGCTTTCTGTTCAGGCGTCAGCTTCATAGGCCCTCCTTCCCCTGTGCAAATGCCATCTTGTCGATCTGCGGTGAACCTGTCATCAGCTCGCTCAGGCAAACCAGTTTATACCCGGCATTCCTGACTGATTCGGAGCTGTTGATCAGATCCTCCATCTTCTTCCGGGTGCCGGCTCCAAGCAGTAGTGACTTACCCCAGCAATCCACAAGCAGGGCATAAGCCGGAAATGCCGTTGTTTTCAATTTGGTAAACCTTGCCAGTCTCTTCCTCCATCTTCGGGACTGCCGGGATAACTCCACGGCTTCATCCAGAGACTTCGGCACGCGCTTTTCAATCTCATTCACGCGATTCCAAAGCATGGCCAGCAGGCGCCGCTTGCGCAAGATGTAACTTTGCCGGACAACCGTCTTTGGTGCCGCCTTTGTCCTTCTTACGGACTTTTTCTTTTTTATCGTTCCAGACTTCATGGGGATTATTCGATTTCTTCAAGGTTGTTTATGGCACTTGTTATGCATTCACAGGCTTCCTGCATGGAGTAAATGGCATTGTATGATTGCTCTATGCGGTTGATCATGTTTTCCGGGAGGTTATCTTTATACTCTTCTTCTTCCTCCATGATCGTTTCCAGCTTTTCGAGAAGGTTTTAGAGGTCGTCATGCAGATCTTCCAACTCTTTGCGGCGTTGTTTATTCATATTCTTTCTTGTTAATTGTTAATCGTTTTTACTATTCTTCACAGTCGTCTGCTAGCTCCCAGTCTTGACAATAATCATTTAAGCTTTCAGGAGTGTTAAACAATCCGTATGTGTAGCAAAAAAAATCTCCTTCATTGTTAATGCAATTTCTGCAACACGGCTTGAAAACAAATTCCTTTTCATTCTTTTTTGTTTGAGGGAATTTTTTCTTAGAAACAGAAAAAAGCTTTTTGATGGATAAGAGGATGTTAATCATTACTGTTGGTTTCCGGTTTGTGTTCTTCCTCCCTTCTGGTTCCCCAGGTGCAGCCGTCCTTCTCCGGGTCCACGTACCAGTGCCCATCCGTTCCCAGGAGGTCGCATTCATGCTGTTTCCCCTGTTGGCGGAGATGGGGCCGGGAGGGGCGGCATCGTTTACAATCCCGGCACATGG